CACAAAATAAGCCAGCCTCCGGATATCTCTGCGGAGCTCATTATCCGCCTCTTCAAGAGCAGGATATACCGCAGCCGCCGTTACAGTTTCTGATGAAAAATGCTTTGTAACACCGGCATTGACCTGAGCAGGTACAGCCACGAAGCTCCACTCATAGGTATCGGTGATACCGTCAAGTATGGTATGACAGAGCTTGCCGCTGTATTTCTTACCCTTGACGTGATCACAGGAGCTTACCGACTTATCGCAGCCGCAGACAGAGCAGAGCTTCTTTGCTGCCGAGCAGGAAATGCTCACCTCTTTTTTAATGCCGCCGTCTATCTCTGCAATGAGATTGCGGTTATCGTCAGTACGGACCATATAGGCGCTGGCCTTCACATATTTATAGGGAGCCCCGTAAGCGGTAAGCCGTTCAGGGTCAGTGATAAGCTCCGTATCGAAAATGCGGGCAGTCTGGTTGGCGGCAGAGGGCTGGTGGTCGGATATACCGGTCCTGCCAATAAAAGAGCGGCATATAGTCTCCAGAGCTTCATCGGAGAAGCGCTCGCAGTCACGGTCAATATCGTTATCGCAGAGTATCACTGAAAAAACATACACCTCATCCTCTGAAAACGGACGGCGTGTGAATTTATTTATCTTGTCAAGTATCTCCGGAGTCATTTTACTCCTCCTTTCATAGATAAGCAGCTTGCCCAAAGGGAGCAAAGTCCCTTTGGGAGCTGATACCGGGATTTATTCAGTTATCTTCAGCACCTTGACAGCGGCAGGAGTTATCTTCTTGAAGCCGCAGGTAACTGATACTGTCATCTGGTCAAGCTGACGGTCGATAAGCTTATCGGTCTCCATTACAAGGTCGGTGCTGGTAATGAATTCGAGGGCGAAATTGCGGTCGATGCCGATTATCTTGCTGTTTCCGGCAGCAGAGGTCTTGATAAGCTCTGAGCCGAAGGGAAGGATAAGGCGGCCGTCTGCATCAGCAGAGCAGTCCTTGAGCTGTTCCATAGCAGCTATCTGTGAAGCAAGCTGCGGAGAAGCTATGATAGTAGTCATATCGAAGCAGTCGAACTGACCATAGAGCTTGGCAAGGTCACTGTATGTAAGAGCAGAAGTGGTTATCTCAGAAGCGTCATCCACAAGAACATCAACAGCAGCCTTGACTACAGCCGCTGCAAGCTTCACTCCGATACTTCTGAGCATGATACCGAAAACGTCAAGTCTCTGCTGGCGGACAGCCTCATATGAAGCGGTAATAAGTCTGCCGTACTTTGCAAGGACGGTAGTCTCCTCATCCTCTCTTACTGTTGCCGCAGGGAGAGCAGTGGCCTCCGCAGTATCGGTATAGGCAGCAGTATCAGTAAGAGTGCAGCCAAGATACTGACTGGATGAGCATACTGTCTTAGCAGCGCATACAGAGGAAAGAACTGTCTCATCAAAGCCCTTTTTTATACTGCGGGTGACGAACTCCGGGAAGAGTACAGCGGTCTCAGTGGACGAGAAGAACTTCTCCACCTTATCGCACTCAGGACCGTTTATCCTGATATTGAATCTCTTGAGCTGTCTCTCAAAAGCGTCCAGCTTTTCAAGAGGGGTGCCGGCATATGCAGAGGAGGGGTCAAGCTCCTCAAGTGCAGCGGTGAATGACTTTCCGCTGAGGTTATAAAGGCCTTTTTCAAGTCTGATATCGTTATACATAAATTACCTCCTGATATTAATTGCTGAAAGCGTCGGTCAATGCGGGAGAAGTATGCAGCACTTCTCTGAACGCCCGTTTCTTGCCGCCATCAGCATTTTATTTTGTGTTTTGATCCTGATAGCTTTCAAGCCTGAGCTCTATCTCCCTGGCCTGAGCGTTTTTCAGACGTGATTCCGCAAGCACGGATTCATCCTGAAGATTGATATTGCTCCACTCCACACTGCATACCGAATCCCAGCCGGAAGAGGCCAGAAACGCATTTCCGATATCACATATAACAGGAGTGAGCAGGCGCCGGTAGTATTCCAGCTCCGATGTGAGTATATCCGCCTGCTGTGAGGACATCCTCTCTGTGCTGCTCCAGCTCAGTCCCAGAAGGAACGGCGGTATTGAGAGCTTTGCAACTATCTGTTCCAGAAGCTGACGCACCGGCACATTGGTATCAAAGAGCTGATTGTCTGCGCCGATGACCTTGATATCCACATCTCCCACAGCCACAAAGTCCTTGACCTGGCCGCAGCGTGCGGAATTCATACCGTCCGCCCACTGTTCTGCGATGAGCTGAGCACGTTCACGGGAGTACATCATATCTCCCGAGCCGGCAGGCGGTCTGTAAGTCACAGCATATCTCACATTTCCGGCACGGTCATAGTTCTGACCGATACACTCGTATATTCTCAGCAATATGCTGCTGAGGGCAGGCAGTCCCCGGAGTATAGAATGTCCGCCGGTAAGCGAGGCATAGACTATACGCTCCGGATGAGAGACAGACTTTTCGCTGCCGTCAGCCAGTCTCAGCATATAGCGTCTGGTGAACGGGTCTGCTCCGGAGGTAACTCTTATACGGGAAACATCACCGTTCCAGAGCCCTGCAATGCGGCTCTCAGAGCTGTCCGAAGCTATCTCACCAACAGCGCTGCCATAGGTCAGCAGGCTATCGAGGAAATTATCAGCAAAGCAGCTCACCGATCTTCCTGAGATACCAACAGGAACGTTCTCGATAAAGCTGTCAAGAGCCTGCTGATGTTCCGGATCCGAGCAGATCACTCTGAAGCCGCCGGTAAGACGGATTATCTTCATAATAG